AGGGGTCATCAATAACTCCTACCATTGATAATACAGCTTTAGGAGCATTGACTGCCATCTCTAATTCTGCTCTTTCAATTATGTGTTTACGCACTGAGTTAATTATATGGTGTGGATTAGTTGACTCTGAATACCCTGCAATCTTCATAGCCTTAGCATGATTACCTTTAGCAGGACCAAACAGAGCATCTAAGAATTTATTTTGTAATTCTGTTAATTCTTTATGCACGAGGATTCTTCTTTCTAGCTGTTTTGGTTCTAGCAAAAGAACGATTTTTGCTTTTGGTTTTTACAGATAATTTAGTTTTCTTATTATTCATAGGATTACCTGTGGTGTGATGTACGTCTTTGCCATCACCTTTGGTGACTAAACCACGCTTTGCCATGATTGCCCGAGCCGCATTTCTTGATGCCCTTCTCTTTTTTTGTTTTGGCTTAGCGTGGTATCTGTCGTACTCTTTTCTATAGTTTCGTTTCATTTCTTTTTACGTGTAGTCTTTCTTTTTCTACCAGAAGCTGTGACTGACCATTTAACAGCTTTAGGTCCTGTCTTTTTTCTAGCTTCTGACTTACTAATTCTACCTGCTACTGCTTTTGGTCTACAGGCAGGATATGGTCGAGACTTTTTTTCTTTGCCTGACCTGCCACATTTCTTACCTGTTTTAACATCACGCCAGTCTTCTTTAAACCATTTAGTTAAGCCACCTGTCGGTTTAGCCATTAGTATGTACCACCACGTTTCTTATATGTTCTAACTAACCAGGCATTTGCATACGCACTTGGGTAGACTTTAAATTTGCGTTTAGCTTCTGCTTTGACTCTTGCATATAATCCAGGATTCTTTGGTTTAGCTCCTCCAGTTTTTCTAGTTTTTTTCTTTGCTGCCATGTGATACTCCTTCTACATGCATAAGTCTTCATACTTAGTTGTATGAAGTCTGTGTTTAGCTAACTCTTGTGTAGCTGCTACGCCTATATTACTGTTAGACATTATAAATTTTATTAACCAATTTATCATAATCTTCCTGTCCATTTACCTACAAACCATGCTAATACGCCTGCAAAGAATATTAAAATTATAAATCCTATTCCATATCCTACGTATTCTATAAGTTCTTGTCTACGCTTCTCTGCCATCTTTTCTTGATAGCGTCTTGACTTTCTAGCTTCTGCTTGAAAGGCTTGCCAATCTTGCCATAGTCCTGGTCTGCCTAAATAAATCATCATCTTCTTGAGTTCTTCTTCTTTTTCTCTTATCTGCTCAAGAGCCATGAACTCATCTAAATCTGCACCACCTGCACCTTTAGACTTTTTCTTTTTCAGATTCTTCTCTATCTCTTCCTTTGAAAATACAAAATCGCTTATATGTTTTGCACACCCTGAAAGTTCTTTTCCGTTGGATACGAATTGTTTTATGACACTGAAAGCAGCATTAGCTGCAGCTAGTTCTGCTAACATTTTATCTCTTCCTTTTTGGTTTACAATATGCAGTTATTCGTAAAGTAGGTCCTTCCTCTTGTGGTATGGGTGGTTGTCTATGTAGTTTTTCTGCAAAATACAGACATCTATCTAAGTCTTGAAAAGTTTGTGTTTGGTCTATTACTCTTACTCCCATCATAAACACTAACACAAACTCAATCATTAATTAACAAAATCTAACTCTAACTGCTCTTCCGTAGACTCTTTGTCATGACAGTCACAGTTACATTCCTCCACATCACATTCGTAACACTCGCAAGTCTTACATCTATTTTTTCTTTTTTCGTTCATTTGCCCTCTTTAGACTCTCTTTTGCTTTCTTAGCTATACTTACAACTTCGCTTTTTCCCATGACTTTTGCTCGTTGCTCCATGACTGTAAGTATCTGTATCTTTCTCGCATATGGCTTATTGACTCTTTTAACTTTCGCAACTGTTGCTCTGGCGTCAGAAGGGGTAGCAAATTTAATGCTGACTGTGTCCTTAGGATTCTCGTCTGTATATAAACGTCGTCCTGAGCCTTTTGGTTTTTTACCTGTGCCGACTTTTGGGTCACTTTTTTTTCTTTTTGCCATGAGTGCTCTTGTATCTTGTTCTTTGGTCTTTTTCTATTTTACTTAAAACTTTAGCTTGTTTAGCATGAGCCTTAGATGCTTTCTTCAGTTTACCTATGACTTTTCTTAATGGTTTAGTATAGTGTGGCATTATGTCTTTCTTTTCTTCTTAGCTTTAGATGGGAGCAGCCCTTTGTTGACTGCTCTTGCTCTTTCAGAAAAACCAAGCTTTTTCTTTTGCTTAATTTTTTTTCTTATTGTTTCTAATTTTGCTACCATCTGAATATAAGTTATTAAAAGTTATTGTAGGGTCTAAGTAAGATTCATGTGACTCTGCAGAATGTGTCCACTGTGAAGGACTAAAATCAGGTGCTCCTTCTCCTGTTCTCCATAGTGCAGGACTTGTTGCTCTTACTCTATTATTAGGTAATGCTACAATGTTACCTGTCCACTTACCTGCATCAGTTAAATACAGAACATGAGACTGCTTATGTTGTGCTGGGTCATCTGCAATATCATTCTCTGTATAGTCAACTGTAAACAAATACTTACCTTGATGAAACTGATTATCAATCTTGCATAACCATGGTGAGGAACTAACCCTATCCATAACTACAACGCTATGAGTCCTAGATTCGCAATCCCATGGTTGACATAAATGGTCTTCCATAGGTTCTGCCCATTCGTCTACAGGTATATCTGCGACTAAGGCTTGTATAGGCATTCTTGCCCACATTGCTCCTCCATGAACATTCTCATCAGGACCATCTTCTCGGTCTACTTCGCAACCAGTGAAAACAACTTGGAAGCTTAGTGACCTATCGGGAATAGTGTTTACTGCTATAACCATCGCATGAAGAAACTCTCCATGATACCTTTGATGATTACACGTAAACTCCCTACGCACCCAACATTTAAAATGAGGTACGTTGCTTATGAGGTAGGGCATTATCTACGTCTAATTGCTCCGCCCCTCGCATATCCCTTAGTCATCTTAGTGCCGCCCATTTTCATTTTAGTCTTGGCTCCACCACGAGCCATGCCCTTGGTCATTTTCATTCCGCCACTTTGCATTTTTTTAATTTTTTTCTTCTTCTTGCCACCAGTGGCAGCACCTTTAGTTTTCATAGCGTGTCTTGGCATTAGTTTCTCCTTATATTGCTATTTTCTTCTTACGCTTTCTATTTGGGAAAGCTCTGGGGTCATACTCTTTTCCTGAGTATATTGTATTAGGTCTACTTGTGGATATACCGGGAATAGGTGAAATTTTTTGTCCTCTAATAGTAGATGGTATAGCAGGTAAGTATTCTTTACCTGTAAATTTCCCTGGACTACCTTTCTTATCTCTTATAGCATCCTCTAAATCTTTTTCCATTTTTGCAACACCATCATCATGAAATTTACTTTCTTTCTTTTCCTTAGCTTCTCTTTCAAATCTTTTACGCTTAAGCCCATCTAAACTTTGAGCAAACTTTTGATAGCTAGAACCTTTTTTTAATCTAGGCACATTAGTCGGTAATTCCATGATATGCTTTTTCTTCATTTATTTTTAATCTTCTTGATACCTATAGCTAAACCACTCATGGCTTTCTTAGCTTTTTGTTCTTTCATACTTTTTTCAATAGCTTTTTGTCTAGCTGTTTCATAACCAGACATCTTCCCATCTTTATTTAAGTCTCCAAGTAATGCCTTGCCTGCTTGTAGTCTTGGCACATTGGTTGGCAATTCCATAATAGATTTCTTAGGAAGCTTGGCGGCTCCTTTTTTATTTTTAACAGGTGTGCCTTGTCTTATCATTTTAAGAACATCAGCATCTGATGTTGATGCAGGGACATTATTTCTAAATCTATAAGCTCTAATTAAATCTTGTTGTGTGGTATCAGGCTTCATTTGCATTTTATCTGTATCTATTTTATCATCGCCTTTGCCAATCCCACTTACAGTGGCTCTTGACTGTGCCATGGACTTTCGCTCTGCTGCTTTTATCAAATCTTCGTTTTCCATTTTTTCCATTATGCTGGTACTCCTAATGTAATAATACGAGCTATCAATCTCTCAGCTCTTGCTGTGGTCTGTTTGTACCACCTGGAATCTTCCATCTCATCAGCCGCCTTGACCCAATCTCTGTCATTTACAGCAGCAATAAACTTTTTAAATTTGCTTAATCTTGGTCGCCCTAATTGGAAACACATATTAGCGATTACTAGTTGTGCCTCTTCAGGTAAGTCATTAAAGTCTGGGAATATCTCTTTACAATCCTGTAATGTTCTATTTATATCTACAGCAAACCAAGCATCAACTTGTTCCTGTGATACAGGATATCCTATAGGTTTGCCATAGTAATCTTCATCCCATTCTGTAATAAGATGTCCAATACCTCCCGTTAAATGTCCTAACGAGCATCGGTACAATTCATAGACGACTCCTTCGTCATTTGATATTTCATCTTGTAGTGTAGCTAAATTCATTTACTTCTTCTTGAACATCTTTGCAGCTTGTCCAACTCCCTTGATTCCAAAGCTTGCACTAATTGCAATATATAAAAGGTACTGATACC